AGACCTCTCTCATCAACAAATGCAGCAATGTCAATTAGAGATTGCTCCAATGAAGTTTCTGATAAATCTGCCGCAGTCGATAATTCGTTTGCGAATGTACCACCGCTTGCAAGTGGATGATCAGTAGCACAAAGCTCTTTACCATCTCCACCAGCAAAACTAGAATTAAACGCATTGTTTAATACATTTGCGGCTTTCACTTGTTTAGTATTAGCCATGGAACGTGCCAAAGCTCTTGTGTATCTAGCAGCTAATCTATCATATAAATTATCTTCAATTGCTTCTTCAGTAATAGCAAACGCCATAGCGATTGTTTCGTGAGTGTATCTTGCAGTAAAAGATTCTGTAGCTTGATCAAAAGTAACCGCACTACCTTCTTCTTTTACTGGAGCACTACCGAAACCACTAAGCATCACTTCTTCTTCAAAAGCTCTATCAGATGCTTCAGATGTAAAGATTTCTGCGTGTTCGTTTTCATAACGATTATATTCTAAGCCAAAGAGAGCATTTAAACCAGGCTCTAGCTCTTTGACCAATTGTGATCTTGAAATAGCCATATTTTATCTCCCTTATACCCCTGTATCCGCAGCCGAAGCTGGTGGATTCAGAAAATGGTTTTGAATACGGACAATAACATTTGTATTAGCAGATGTTGTGTCCTCATTGTTAACGTCTTGGCTTATATCTACTGCTTGCAATGGAATTGCATTAGTAGAATCCGCAGTGCTTGTATCAAGTTGCACTTTAGATATGCCAGTTGCTGTGTTTCCTGTTACGTTTGTAGTTTTATAACCAATAAACAGACCTGCTCTTGTCATAGCTTCGTCTGAATCGACTAAAAACAACGTATTAGGATCATCGATTACATTTGCAACAATATCACTAGCATTAACAGAGCCAGGATAAAAGTTACTAAATGTTGGTTTCTTCGTGGTTGGATCAGTGTAAAATACACCATTGAAAACACCAATTGGTTTAACAGCTCCACTACTAGCAGTTACGTCATATCTTTCAATATTCCCTGCTGCTACTGGAACCACCAAGTCACCTTGGAAAATAGCTGTTCCGTAATTGGCTGCAATAGTATACCTATTCTGAGCATTATTCCACGGAGCACCATTTAGCGATTTATAAGGTCTTAGACCAAACTTTTCACTTTGATTTGCCATAAAATATCTCCTTTAAAGGCATTAATATTACAGCGATGGCTTTAATCAAAAAACTATGATTTACGACCACCACCAAAAGTTACACGAGATTGTCTATTAACATTAATAGGCATCTCTGGTCGTTGTTCCCTTAAAATATCGTTGTCAACGGCTTTTATTTGATCAGCAGTAATATTTTTAAAATACTGCTTGCGTTGTTCGACTATTTCTTCAGGTATTCTTGCCAACACAAGACCACCAACCCCAATTAACCCCTGATACTGTCCCTTACGGATTACTGGATAATCATGATCACCAAGTTTATTTTTAATTTCTTCAGCTCTCACAAATTCCCATCCTTCTCTGAGTTTTTTAGATACATTACCCGTATCTTCTTGACCCATGAATTCAGTTCTTATCCATCTATGTACAAATCCTTTAGGTGCAGGAGGTGCATCTAGACTTGATGGAGGAGTCCAAGGTTTGTTTCTAACGCTTTTTGTTTCACTTGAACTGCGTGAGGTTCTTTCTGTAGTTTCATTCATAATTTTACTCCTTCACGAATTTTGCGTATTCTTCTAGTGGCACTCCTAATTTTTTGGCTATAGCCACCTGTGATCGAGTGAGTGTCACAGTTTTGCGACCTAACTGTTTTCTTCCAGCAGAAGCAACAGTTTGAATCGGTTTGTTATCATTCATAAACTTTTGAGGAAAATAACCCCTCATTAGTTTATCTACTTCATTGTAATACTCATCAGACTCGAGGTCAAACCCTTGTTCCACTAAATCTTGATGAATACCAAATGCTGCGTTTGTCATTGCTTTATCCTGACCAAACCAAGTGTTTTTTGCTGCCCACGCTTTTGCTTTAGGACTAGCTTGTGGTTTCTCAATTGGTTTTTGTTCAGGTTGTTGTGTTTTTTGCTCAACAGCTTGATCTTTTTTTACTTGTTCTTCTTGTTTTCTTTGTTCTTGTAGTATTCTTGCTTTTTCTTTTTCAACAGACAATTGAGTCAATTTATCGTTTGCTTCCATAATTGCTTTCGCATCATTAGCCTCGATAGCGACTTGTAAATTGTGTTTTACTTGTTCTCTTTGAGCATCGATCCTAGCATCAAATTCTTTTGCGTAATTATCATCAATTACAGATGACCTTTTTTCGGAATCAGAATATTTTTTTTGTAAACCTTTAGCATAATCTAAAGCAGCTTTCTCTCTTCTTTCAGCCTCTCTAAATTTGCGTGTAAGTTGATCAATTCTTTTTTGAACGTTCTCAGTAACTTGATTAAGATTTTCTTGCTCAGGTTTTTCTTCCGTGTTTGTTTCTTTATTGGTTTCTTCTTCTTTATCGATTACTTTTGTTTTAGTGCTTGCTTTTATGGGATCACTATACCCTAAATCAACCTCACCTATTTCAGGTTTGGTATCTATTTTTTCTTTTTCTTCGACAGCAATGTCCGTTTCCTTAACGTCATCTGTGTCAAGTTCAACTTTATTGGTTTCAGTCATAATTACTCCTAGAATAATGCGAGGATGTCCTCGGGTTTATTAATGGTTCCAATGATTTCATCATCGTTCAAAATACGATGTTCACCATATTTTGTTTTAAATCGAGCTCCAGTATATCGTCCATAAACAACAAACTGTCCCTCTTTACACCATGGTCCTGTAGGAAATTTATTTTTATCCTTGTAACAAAGATCTCCCATCTTTACAACAAAACCTACAACAGTGGTAAGTTGTTGTGTTTCAAGTGTCTTCTCTGTTAAATAAAGACCACCTTTAGTTTTTTCTTTTGGTTGATAAGGTCTAACTAAAAGTCTATAGCCTACTGGTTTGGGTAATACTTTAAGATATTGTTCCACTTCTTTTGCACCTTTTGGAACTAAAGGTTCTTCCTCATCATTCGATGGAATGACAAGTTTTTTTTCAGGTTTGATCAATGTCATCTACATCATCCTCTCTATTTTGCAGGTCTTTAAGATCCTGAAGCACAGCTTCTAGAGCTGCGAGCTTGCCTTTAGCATAATGTAGATTATCCAGCTTGTCTATACCATAGCATATGTGGTCTTTAGTTTTACTTATTTCTTTCTTGATGTAATGTCGGATTGTTTGGATTGTTTCAATATCAAGCATGTCTTAAATGTGATTTAGGTCCTAATTTTTTTCTGTGTCTCACACCAATTTTATTATACCTTCTTTTTGTTTTTTTTGTGAAGGTTATTATATTTTTGTGAGTTTTCTTTGGCATATTTTTCTACTAATACAGGATTTTTTACCACAGGTGATTTATATTCTCTAGTTCTTTTTTTTGGAAATTTAGCGGTATCATATCTTTTATGGCGAATAAATATTCCCTTTTCCTCTCCAGTCACGTTTATCTCCTCTAGGAACTTTTATTTGTTTTTCACATGCAAAATCGCTATGTGTGTTTACAACCATTTCTTCTTTGTCCGTGCAAACATAAAAACATTTAACACTATCTTCACCAAAAAATGGTTTCACATTTTTTTCTTGAGTCAACCTACAAGTTACTTGGTATTGATTTCTCTTATCATACAATTGACCTTTACCAGACCATTTATAATTTTTTGCAAACACAGGATCGCAGAATAGTAATGGGAGCACTAAGGCTCCCATTAAACTATTTTTCAGCACAGGCGTAACTGTTAATCTCTAGACCAACAGAAATTTCTGTAATTATTGGTTTTGACCACATAATTATCTCCTTAGTTTGAAGTGCTGGTTGTCATTGTGACCGCAGTCCACTAGAAATATTTTAATTTATTTTTTAATCTTTGCAATACCTTTTAAGCCAAAAGATCCTGCTATGCTGGCAAGTATCCCATAAGATATCCAGTCTGGACAATCATTCTTTAGGAACAAAAACCCTTGTTGCATATAAGGTTGAAGTGCGGGGATGAAGGATGCGAAAATTATAGAAATGAAGGTCAGGGTCCAAGCTTCGTCTTTCCATGAACTGTCTGAAGCTGACATTGCCTTATCTTCCCAAGACCCATCCTGCTCTATTCTTGATTTAGTTGCCTCTAATTTTGTTAACTCAACCTGTGATTTAAGTTGTGCTTTTTTTTGTTTTCCTTCAATCCAAGTTTTAGCCAAACTCGCTACTGGACCAATAATTGCTGTAAACATTATATCTCCTTTTGATAAATAATTTTATTTTCGCCTTCTTCGACTACTTTAAAATTATAAGTCAGCAATAACATATCCACAATACCCATGCGTAAGTCTTTGTAGTCATCAATTATAAAAAGAGCTTTCGTTTCAGATCTAGGTATAAAAAAATTTAATTCTTGTATAACCGCTTCTGTAGTGTGAGGTCCATCAAAATGGACAACTTTATACAAACCAAACAACATCATATTATTGAAAAGACCTAATTGGTGACCATCTCCCATCGTTCTAAAATAGTAATCATCTGTCATATGATAAAAATCAAACTCAGGATAATTTTCATAAAGATAGGAAACAGTTTTTTGTTTCATTTCTTCAGTGTAACCAGCAACTACACTACCTTCATTATCATAATGTTCGTAACTTAGATTATTATAGGGATCAATAGCCACATGTTTATAAAGGTTTGGTTTATGCTCACGCACAGCATCCATAATTATTTTAGAACCCAACCCCTCCCTTAACCCAATCTCACAGGTAAGTGTAGCACGATCAATATTTAATTTACCAATATGTTTTGTTATCAGATGATATTCTGATGAATCGCCTTTTATCACTTAACGCCTATAAACTTTTTACCTTTAACCTGAATTTCAGATATTCCTTTTATATCACTTTTTACACCATTTTCTCTAAAAGGACAACCAATTCCACCTTTTTTTAAACCCATAGTTTCTTTGGTCGAAATACCTGTTTCTTCTTTTTTAGGATTATAAGCTACAAAATTCATTTTGTACGGAGTTATTCCCTCCTGTTGATAAAAATCTTTTTGAGCCTGATTCATCAAATTTTGAAAACGAGTATCAAAATCTCTTTTGAATAAACCCGTCATGGCTTCTTTAACAACTTTATCTTTATTTTGGTTAAATTGTTGACCAAAAAATTTTACAAACTTTTCACCTTGACTTTGACCTCCCTCTTGCATTCCTTGAGATTGTGGTCCTTTTTTCGGTGGAGCTCCAAAACGTTTACCTTTCATCTTTTGGCTCCCTCTCTAATTCTTTAAGAACCTTGGCTCGTGCAACGTCAAGCTTCTCATCAGCAACACGGATTCTTTGTTGTGCAGAAGCTTCAGCGTCCTCTCTCTTCATTTTTTCTAAATCTATTTTTTGTTCAAACTCGTTTGATTTTCTATCAGACTCACTGATAAACTCTCCCACTTTTCGTTGCATATCCATAGCTTTTAAATCAATCTCTTGTTGTTTTAATTGAATTAGTGGGTCTTGTTTGTCAGCGTTGTTTATTCTTTCAAGTTCCTGTAACTCAGCAGTCAACACAGCTACTCTCTCAGCAACCATAGACTCCGTGTAAGTTTGATACGCTTCCATATTTACTTTTGCTAACTCCTGAAACTCTGGCATTTTCTCCATAATCTGTAATACCTGACCACGAGCCTTGAACGATAAGTGTTCAGAAATATGAGCCTGCAATAAAGCATAAACCATAGGATTAATTTGCACCATGCGTGTACGAACAAAGGCAGAATGAGCCATGATATGTGCATCATGACTTTGTAAAGGAAACGCTTTTGGTACTTTCATCTGTAAAGCTCTTGCATTTTCAATTGCTGGATCTAAAGGTTGCGGTATTTCATCAGGTTTTAACAACGCATCAATCTGTTTTGTACCTAACGCCTCATAAACTCGTCTATACGCCTCTCGAACATTGTGAATTTGAGGATTTGACTGTGCAATCTGTAATTGTGTCTGTGCAAGCGTAACTTTTTGTGCCATAGAAAAAACATTTGGATCTGCAACAGGTATAACATCAACTTCTTCACCAAAATCAGCAACTTTTACGAAACGATTACCGCCATAAACAGCATATGGATATAAAGGAGGTAAATATGTTGAGAAAACTTTGGCTAATAGCCTAAATTCTTGTCTCATTGCGTAATAACAACGCTTATGAATGGCACTCATGACCCTTGAGCCACGTTCCAAGAGTGCAATTGTAGTTCCCACGGCTCTATTTTGTGTATCATTGCCTATTGCCATGTCGGCAATTGAAGCAAAACGCTGTCCTGCAGCTACGCAATACTGTAATAAGCTGAATAATGTGGCATCAGGACCTTTAAATGGTAAAAATTGAAACTGATCTTTGATATTTCCACCAGGTGCGTCAACATCTCTGAACTCACCAGGTTGAAATGGCTGGTCTTCATCCCTGATTCTAATACCACGAGACTTAAATCCAGCAGGTAAGTTACTTAAAGTTCCTGCATCAAGCAATTGTCTCAACGCTGCAGTAGCAGTTTTACTTAAACCGCCAATCATGTGAATTAAACCAAAGCCATAAAACCCTAAACCTGGTAAAAATTTGAAATGTACAAAATATTCTTTGCGTTTATAAGTTTCATCAAAAGGTTGATAGTTTCTATAGATACTTAAAATCTGTGAAGAGCCTTCATCAATCGTAACAATGTAAGGAACTTTAACGTTTTTGGGTGCATCTTCAATTGCATACTCTTCTAAATCTAAATCAACATGCATTTCTAAAATATTAAACTGATAATCTTTGTCTGCTGAGGGACTGACACCTTCTATTTCTTGATATTTTGATTCGATCTGATCATCATCCATTTGAGACGGAGAAATTTCTACATCTCTATAAAAACCATTTCGTTGTTTTTTTAATAATTCATTCTCACTCATTTTAATCACATGAGTAATACGTTCACAATCTTTTAAATCAGTGGCATAATAAGGAACAACTAAGTCTTCAGCATGCACAAATTTACTTACAGGTCTTTGCATAATGTCATCGAAATAAACTTTTTTAAAAGCTGAGCCTGTCAAAGGTAAATAAAATAATAATTGATCAAAGTCAGGTGTGTACTCTTCCATCTGATCCATGAGCATATAATTCATAAACTCTTTTACTCTTTGTGCTTGCTCTTCTCTTTGAAAATTTATT